CTGTTGTGGCGTTTCCTTGGGACATCGTACCCTCTAGGTTCTGGGGTCGTGGCGTATGTGAGAAAGGTTACAACTCACAGAAGGCATTGGACGCAGAATTAAGGGCTAGGATCGACGCACTGGCTCTAACAGTCCACCCAATGATGGCGATGGACGCAACTCGTCTACCTCGCGGGGCAAAGCCTGAAGTAAGACCGGGGAAAATCATTCTAACCAATGGCAATCCTTCTGAAGTCTTACAACCATTTAACTTTGGTCAAGTATCTCAGATTACCTTTGCGCAAGCAGGTGAACTACAGAGAATGGTACAAACTGCCACAGGCGCAATAGACTCTGTTGGTGTTGGTGGTTCAATTAACGGCGAAGCTACAGCAGCGGGAATCTCAATGTCCCTTGGTGCGGTGATTAAACGCCACAAGCGAACACTGATTAACTTCCAAGAGTCATTTTTGATACCATTCGTTACCAAGGCTGCACACAGATACATGCAGTTTGAGCCTGAGTTATATCCGGTATCGGATTATAAGTTTGAAGTCACCTCATCTCTTGGCATCATTGCTAGAGAATACGAGGTCACGCAGTTGGTTCAGCTTTTACAAACTATGTCTCCTGAATCTCCGCTTTATCCTGCGTTGATTCAATCGATCATAGACAATATGAACCTCAGCAACCGCGAGCAGTTAATACAAACTCTACAAGAAGCAGGACAGCCTTCACCTGAAGCCCAACAAGCGCAACAAGCTGCGCAGCAAGCACAGATGGAGTTCCAACAGTCGCAGACTAACGCACTAAACGGACAAGGCGCTGAGTCTCAAGCAAGAGCTGCGAAGATTGCAGCAGAAACCAAGGCTATCCCTGTTGAGCTAGAGATTGATCAGATCAAAGCAGTAACATCTAACCTCGCGGCAGGTGATGCAGATGACAAAGAGTTTGAACGCAGACTTAAAGTCGCTGACGCTGCGCTCAAAGAGAAGAGACTCAATCTTGATACAGTTAAGGCCATGCCGCAATGATTACCAAACGAGAACTAGAGGACGTAGTTACACAGGTAAACGTAGTCCTAGACTTAATGGACAAGCGGATTCAATCTTTAGAGAAACAGCACGAAATCCTTCTTCACGAGGTCAAGAGCTTCGTGCAAGCAAAGCCGAAGGCTAAGAAGAATGGATAGAGAAACAGAAAAATATTATGACGACCGTGCGGATATGTTTTTAACGCAGGGTTGGAAAGATTTAATTGAGCAGTTAACTTCTGATGCTGCTTACATTAATTCCGTAGAGTATACGAAAGACGTAAATGATTTGTTCTTTCGTAAAGGTCAGCTCAGTGTATTGGCTGACATACTCAATTTAGAATCTGCAATGAACCATGTACAAGAGGATAGCAGTGATGTTGATAATCTTTGATTTCCAATGCGAGCAAGGCCATGTCCATGAGGCAATGGTTAATCGCGATAAGGTTGTTGAGGGTTATAGGCGTGACTGTCCTGAGTGCGGTGGTTCTAGTAGTAAGATGATCTCACCTGTTAAGTCGGTACTCGACCCCATCTCCGGTTCTTATCCGGGAGCTACTATGAAATGGGCTAAGGATAGACAGGCGAAGATTAAACACGAACGCAAGGTAGCCGAATCATAAGTCCTTCGGGGTAGCTTAGAATTGGTCTTGTCTCCATAGGAGTTTAATAGTGGCACAACTTATTGACGAAGTGACGAATGAGGTAGATGAAGAAGTACAACAGGAAGCGGTCTCGGAAGAGGTAGCCGTAGATGACACTCCCGAACATTACAGGGGGAAAACTCCTTCCGAGTTGATTAAGATGCACCAAGAGGCAGAGTCTCGCATCGGTCAGCAAGGACAGGAAGTAGGTCAGCTAAGAAAAGTTGTAGATGATTTCATTCTTAATCAGACCAAAGTCAACGAACCGGAACAGGCTGAAGAGATAGATTTCTTTGCTGAACCCGATAAAGCTGTTGATAGCAAAATTGCAAACCATCCAACCATTAAACAGTTGGAGCAATTGGGCAATCAAATGAAACAGAGTCAGACGCTTTCGGCTTTACAGCAGAAGCACCCTGACATTAAAGAAGTTGCTATGGACGCCAACTTTCAGAAGTGGGTTGTAGGTAGCAAGATTCGTTCAGAGTTATACGAGCGAGCAAACAACAAGTACGACTATGACGCAGCAGATGAATTGTTTTCTAGTTGGAAATCAACTCAAGACGTTGCGCAACAAGCCGTAAGTGTTGAGCGCAAAGAACGTAAACAGGCTTTGAACGCAGCTTCAACGGGCGGTGCTAATGGAAGTTCAGAAGCACCAAGCAGAAAGATTTATAGACGAAGCGACATTATTGAACTAATGCGAACCAACCCGAAACGCTACCAAGCTATGTCTGCTGAGATATATCAGGCGTATCAGGAAGGCCGTGTAAAAACAAGCTAACCTTTGAGAGATTATTATGACTGATTCAACCTATCCAAATATGGGTGGAGCGGTAACTAACACTACTGCTGCCACATTTATTCCAGAAATCTGGAGTGACGAGATTCGCGCTGCTTATGAGAAGAATCTCATCCTCGCGAACCTAGTCAAGAAAATGAGCATGACAGGGAAGAAGGGTGACATCATCCATATTCCTGCTCCTATTCGCGGCGATGCTCACGTTAAAGCATCAGCAACGGCTGTTACTATTCAGAACAACACAGAGGGCGAAGTGCAAGTCGCGCTAGACAAGCACTACGAATATTCACGCATCATTGAAGATATTACGGAAGTACAGGCTTTGGCTTCGCTCCGTAACTTCTACACCTCTGATGCGGGTTATGCTCTGTCGCGTCAGGTTGATACAGACCTGATGGATCTGGGCAAGTCTTTCGGTACTGGTAACGGTACTGCTTGGACTAACACTGCTGCTGCATTCTTCTGTGATTCCTCAACTGGCCTCACTGCTTATGCTGATGACACTGTTACTACTGCTGACGTTTTCACTGATGCTTGTTTTCGTGATCTGATCCAGAAGCAAGACGATGCTGACGTACCTATGGATAACCGTGCATTTGTTATCCCGCCTTCACTGCGTAACACAATCATGGGTATTGACCGTTATGTATCTTCTGATTTTGTTAGCGGCGAGCCTGTACAAAATGGCAAGATCGGTAACCTGTATGGTATTGATGTTTACATCTCTACTAACTGCCCTATCACTGAGACTGCTTCGCAGAACTCAGCAGGTGGACAGATTCGTGCAGCAATGCTCGTGCATACAGATACTATGATCTTGGCAGAGCAAGTTGGTGTTCGTTCACAGACTCAGTACAAGCAGGAGTTCCTCGGAACACTGTATACTGCTGATACTCTGTACGGTGTCAAGACTTACCGTCCTGACAGCGGCTTCATCATGGCTGTAAACGGCTAAAGGAGATGGGGGTGGGGAAACCTGCCCCCTTATCTTATGCGTAATCAAGATCCAAAATTAACCAAGCTCGGGGTAAATGGGTATAATAAGCCCAAAAAGACTCCTAACCATCCCACCAAAAGCCATGTTGTATTGGCTAAAGTCGGTGATCAAATCAAGACTGTCCGCTTCGGGCAGCAGGGCGTAACGGGTGCAGGGAGTAATCCCAAGACTGCCAAAGACAAAGCGCGAAAGAAATCATACTACGCTAGGCATAACGCTCAAGACTCAAGCCCTTCAAAACTATCAGCTCGCTATTGGTCACATAAGACCAAGTGGTAACTACAGGAATTTAACATGGCAACGATAGTAACCAAGAACAGCTCAACCGCTTCAGCCGTACCAACTACGAGTGACTTGGTTCAGGGCGAACTCGCGGTCAATGTAACTGACAAGAGACTATTCACAGAGAATGCGTCTACACAGATTGTAGAGTTGGGTACTAATCCTTCTACCATCACAACCACTACTGCGACTGTATCAGGTACTCTAACAGCCAACGGCACGTTTGCATCTAGCAACGCAGTCGTCACAGGCGGCACAATCAACTCTACGCCCATTGGTGCGACTACCCCATCAACAGTACGAGGTAGCACAGTAACGGCCACCACGGGCTTTGTAGGCGGTCTAACAGGCAATGTAGTAGGTAACGTCACAGGTAACGTCACTGGCAACATTACAGGCGTTGTTACAGGCAATGTAACTGGCAACGTGACAGGTGATGTCACTGGTAACGTGACTGCCTCATCAGGTACTTCTACGTTTACTAACGTCACTATTAACGGTGGCTTAGACATGAATGCCGGGACATCGGCAACCATCACCAACCTCGCGTCTCCTACTAATACTAATGACGCAGCTACTAAAGGTTATGTAGATACAGCAGATGCTACTAAGTTAAACCTATCTGGCGGCACTATGTCAGGTGCTATCGCTATGGGCGCGGCTAAGATCACAGGTTTGGCTGATCCTACCGCAGCGCAAGACGCAGCAACTAAAATATATGTAGACAACTCTGTACAAGGATTGGACGCGAAGGCATCGTGTCGTGCAGGTACTACAGCCAACATCACTCTAAGTGGCGCACAGACTATAGACGGTGTGTCTGTTATAGCAGGTGATCGAGTCCTTGTTAAAGATCAAACTAGCGCGGCAGAGAATGGTATTTACGTTGCAGCAGCTAGTGGATGGGCGCGCTCCGCAGACGCAAATACTTGGGACGAGTTAGTCAATGCTTATAGCTTTGTAGAAGACGGTACAGCTAACGCAAACAACGGCTTCGTAGCTTCTATAGTGGCAGGTGGTACGTTAGGT